TTCTAAACGTGTTTGATTTACGTTGGCTAATGTTTTAGTAATAACTTGGACTGACTTCGCACCATACTTTTTCTCAAAATAAGATTTCACCCTTCTGATTTTCTCAGGGGTGAAATTTTCAGGAACATCCTGCCACGTAACCTTTATAAATGGGTTCATTTATTAGTATTGAATTAATTTACCATCAACCTCTTTATATGATAACACATCTTCTCTTTTAAAACACATAAATTTTTCTATTTTACCACTATTTTTAACAAATCGTTCCTTAACAACAAACTTGCCATCTAAAATTAATTTAGATGGAATAATAATAAAATTAGTTAATTTTTTATTTGTTCTACAAAAAATTGTTTCTTCTTTTTTTAATAAATTAGGAAATTGTTCCCATTTATTATTCTTGTCTTTTCTCCACAAATATAATTCGGTTGGGTACTTAAATTTTCTATATGGAAGATTTACCGACGATTCACCTAATTCATCAAAAAATAAATTGCAGTATGGGTCTGTCCAAAAATCATCTGAATCCCATCCACCGTGTTCTAATTCAAGACCTTTTTCAGGGTCATTAACAAATTTCATATCAATTCCACAATGGTCACCCTCCATTAATTCCCAACCAAAATGTTGGTATAATTTTCCTTTTGGTCCGCCACCCATTTTATCTTTTACAAAACTGTCATCGTATGCTCCCATATTTTTGGTGCCATCTTCGTGAATCAGCATGTTGTCATAATTTTCTGATGTTCTCATATTATTCTAATGTAAGTTTTATATGTTCGTTGAAATGTTTAATTATTAAGTCTGTTGTTGTTAAATCTCTCCAAAGAAAAATGTGACCTTCACAACCATCAAACCAAACTGTCATTTCATTTACTCTTTTTAAATCTCTAGTTATGTTACCCTGTATAACCGCCCAAAATGGTAAAACGTCTTCCGATATGTTACCCATTTCTCTAAGTATCTTCTGTAATCCTGGTAAAAAATACTTACTAAGTCGTTCGTGTGCATTTCCTCGTCCGTCCTCAGGAACACCACCCTCCACATAACCATCTTGTCTTTTTGATTCAACATAAATGGTTTTTTTAGTATTAAGATTATCGATTGCAAAATCGGGAACCATTCCATGTCTTTTAGGTTTCTTTTCTGGTACATATATTTCAGATAAAATTTCGTCGGGTAATTCTATATCTTCGTATATGTGTTGTAATTCTTTTGGTCTTGACCTAATTCTATATTCGGTACCCTCAAAATATTTTTCAAATACGTCAAAAAAATTGTTTTCAGCTTCCGTCGCTTTTTCTAAACCATCTTTTTGCCAATTATCTCGACCTCGTAAATCATCGTTACTCATTAAATTAATGTTTAAACAAAATCGTTTATTTTATTCTGTTCTCCTCGAAGAATTCAACCACGGAATTTAACATCCATACAGAACCAGCGGTAAACATCCCGTCTAAAAATAAAGACATAAACCATGGTGTGTTAAAATAATTTTTAGTTAAACCACCTAAAACAAGTGACATGAAAAAACCAACCCATGTAGAAGTACAAAGTGTACAACTAATTAAATCACCAAAAAATTTAGAATGTTTCTTTATCCATTCTCTTTGATTGTCAAAAATTTTACCCCATACAAGAATTGATGTCATCCCGTATGCCGTTAAAATCCAAAATAGTAATATCATATTTATTTTTTTAAAATAATAAAGAAAATTATCCACAAAAAAAAATTACTCATCATATAAATTCGACAAGTCACTCTTTTTCATCATTCTTCCTTTACCCAGTTTATCTAATGAACTGGTTATTTTATCCAATTCATTTCTTAATTTTTCATTTTCAGATTTGAGTTTCTCAATTTCTGAGTTGTTAAACACCTCTCTTGTTACTTCAACTATCTTTTCAACAGGAACCTCTTTAATGACCTCTTTTGTTACCGTCTTAGTCTTACCTTGTTTTTCAATAATAACCTCTCTAATCACCTCAATAGGTACCTCTATTCTTACTTCTTTAATTACTTCCCTAATAACTTCAACCGGCACCTCCACAATTCGTTCTACAATTTTTTCAACGACAACTTCTTTAATGATTTCTTTAGGTACCTCTACAATTTCTTTGGTTCTTTGTCCATATGGAGTTTCTCCATATTTCAACAATGAGAATCCTCTATTGAATGTTTCTGTACCCAATTTATTAACATCTTTAATGTTATTTAATTCACAATACTGCAAAAATTCATTATCCAATGTTAACGTGAACTTCTTCTCCATTTTCTATATCTTTAATATCGTTTATTGTAAAATGAAGAAACGATTGTTCATTTGGTAAATCGTGAAATGTATATCCATCTGTCTCTACGTCATAAACTCCGTAACCATGATGTTTAACTGTCTCACCAAAGTTTTGCTGAATAAGACTACCAACCATAATTGCCTTACCTCCATTAGGTAATGTAAACTGTTGTCTCTTATGAATGTCACCACATAGTAATAAATCCAAATCAACAAAGTTTAAACGGTCGTATGCATCTTCAAACTCAAAACCTAAGTCTGTTGATAACCCCATAATAGGTCCATGGAATAATCCAACTGTTAATAAACCTTCTTGTTTTGTAAATTCTGGTCTTACGTTGTGTTGATATAATGAATAAACAACCCATTGAACGCTACCATCGGTATCAACATAATCACCACTATCTTTTAGGTATGTGATGTGTTGATTGTCTAATAATTGAACGACTGGTGTTATACTATCCATACGTTGTGTATTATTCTCCAAGAAATCGTGATTACCCGGTATGATTACAACCTTACCAAAACGAGTTAACTCTTTTAAAAACCAACTCGTTAATAATAATTGTTCATTTGAGATATTAATTTTTTGATGTGCGATATCACCCGCAATGACAATTCTAATTTCGTTATGCGATATATTTTCATCCGCCCATTCTAAGAATTTTACACTTAATTCATTTAATAATATTTCGAATTGTTCTCTATACAAATCATGCATTTGAATTGTACGAATATGTAAATCTGCTATGTGAATTATTTTTTTGACCATCTTGAAATATATTTTGTTAAATCCATTGTTTGAATTGTGTTGTTAATTTGTGGTGGAACTTTATATTCAACAAATGTTCCGTCTTCTTTTAATAAAACAATTACACCACCTAATAATTTAGTATCAGAATATTTTGTTCCTTCTAACATCTTACGTAATAATCTACCATATAATGGTAGTTGTAAATAATAATGACTTAATGCATTGTCATGATATTCACTAAACGGTGGATATAATTTACCTGTATAATGATGTACCTCAAAGTTCTTTGGTTGATTCGTCTTCCAATCTGTAATAACAAATCCAAAATCATCTTTAGTTTTATTTTCCATTAACCAAACTTTATCAGGTTGTCCTGTGTATTGTTCGGTTGGGTCACCTAATACAATTTCAGTATCTAATAACACCCCACCTCGTTCTAACATTAAATCAAGAAATTGTTTCCCCGCAACAATCATGTTGTCACTCTTACGTTGTTGTTCTTCATTGATGTCAAATAATGGTTGTCTAACTTCTTTGTAGTTATCAAAACGACCAATCAAATCAGATTCCAATTCAAAGTGAACTCTACTACCCATATTAGTTGATAGGTCACCAGCTTGTTTCCATTCCGCAAGCAAATTTGCTTGCCCTTCAGGATCACCTTTAGACATCTTTAACGCCATACCGTCAGCGTCAAATGGTTTATAGAATTTTTTTATAATTTTAGATACCGATGGGAAGTTCTTTTTAATTTCACCATCAACATCTTTCATATAATAGATGTGTTCCTCTTCAATAAAGGTTAACTCTAATTCTTTTCTTCTTTTTTCTAATAAGTCATTAATCTCTAATGAGATGTCTTTTAAATTCATTTATTCTATTTTTTTTATTTTATACTCACTTAAATCACCTTTTAAATCGGCAATATCTTTATCCCCCTCTAATTTTATTGACCACACCTTACCCATTAACTTACCACAATTCAATCTATGATACAATCTCTCTTGGTCGTTATATGCATCAGGGTCTAACACTATTATAATTTTTTTTGCGTTATTGTAAAGTTTATTGAATAAATGTTCACTCATAAATTTACCTAACATTGGAATTGCATTTGGAATGAATATACTGTCGAATGCACCTTCAACTATATAAACAGTTTCATTCCAATCAATTAATTTCTCGTTGAATATTATAATCTCTTTTTGTGCCTGTGGATTTTTATATTTCATTTTTGTATTGTTCAAGTATGAACGAGCAATGAAATAATTTATTCTATTGTTCTCATCATACGATGGAATTATAATTCTATTTTCATATATTCCCGTAGCACAAAATCCAATGTTATAAATCTGTAACATTAAATCAGTAATGTTTCTTCTTTTAATGTAGTTGTATGCTTGTTTATAACCAGGAGTTAATTTCATTCCAAAACTTGCATCTCTAAAAGGAATAAATTCTGATGGTAACTTAATCTGATTATATACTTTTTTTACTCCCTCATCTTGTTCTTCAGGTTTTAATAAAAGATATTTTTTGAGTTGTTTAGCGTTACCATATTTTTTAATTAATTTATATATGGTACCATGTGTTTCATGTGATTCAGCACACACCCAACATTTATAAACCCCATACCTGTAATTGATTTCTAAATTACCCTTTCCATCCCCGTGGTCTAAACTTTTTATATCGTATGAACAAACTGGACAATCAAAACTAACCTGAGATTTATAGTCACTATGATTTTTATAGTCACCAAAAATATCTTCTAGTATCTCGAAAACTGCACTATAATCTACTTCTTGATTGTTCATACAGTAGAATTATAAGAAAAAAATATGATAAAAAAAAATGGGAGACCCGCACCACCGAGCCTCCCTACCAACCAAACAAAGTTTTTTATGCCTTGTCCCGTCCTATTAATAAGTATAACACAAACAACTCGTATAGTAAAATATGAGTTGCCGGATATTATTTTTCTTGTTTAATCATGTTGAAATAACCAATAACGCAGGTTACCGCATCCGCCATATCAAAATTTTCTTTCTTCAAAACATCATTCTTTCCTTTTAACCAATTAATATCAGGACAAACATCATTAACATGTTCCCATATTACTTTTTTCTTGTCGATATCTTTTGGATAACCTCCAAATAAAACATTACGTCCTTTATCATTTGGTCCAACCAAATCAGGAAATGCGAATTTTCTTGCATTGTATGTTGATATGAATGTTGGTACGATTTGAAAATTATCGTAAATAAGTTTACAAATTAATGTATTATATCTTAGTAATGTACCTACGGTATAAACGTTATTTGAATTCAATAATGGTTCTTCGATGATAACACGAGTTATTCCCATGTCTTTATAATTGTCCAAAACTTTCTGAAATGCATTTGCTTTCATCATAAGTTCTTCTAACTTATCTTCTGGTTGAGGTTTGATTTTTGGTGAGAAGTGAGTTAATTCCAATAATTTAGAACCACTTATATCAAATAAAGCAAAACCTATGGTTTTTGTACTTATATCCAAACCAAGAATTTTTGGTTTGTTTTTAAATTTTACATCTGTAATCATAATATAAAATTTAAACCTAATAAGTTTAAATGTAAAGCTTTAGAAATCTATTTTAACTTGAATTACCTGATTACCACTTCTTGTTACCGGAGAGGCTAATTTACCCATGGCCAATGTTTCTTTATTGGAATTAAGTAATGCCACTTCAGTTATTTTAGATGTACCTGTAAATGTTGGGTTTTGAGATGTTGTGAATTTATCTGATGGAAGATTTAAATTAAACACCATTTCTTCAATATCACTTGATCTTACCAATGTAACTGTACCACCTATTGTGGCTCCTGTCAATGCCCTATCTGTTCCAAAAGAAGATAGACCTGACGAATATGTTGTTGTGTCAGCAAATTTGGTTTGATTAATAGTAAACGTAAATCCGGTTTTTAAATCATTTATTGAACCTAAGTCACTTGTATAGTTTCTAATCTTCCATAAATTTGGTGTTGGTTGAACGCCATTATCTGTTAATTGATGTAATATATGAAATTCTGTTGCGGTATAACCACTATTTAAATGTTTAAATCCACCACTATTAAATTTAACGGTAACATTCTCATTGTTAGTTGATCCTGTTACTTTCATAAAATAATTACAAGGTAAATCATCTGATACTGTACCGCCACTAAATTTATATGTAACCCAAAGTGTTTTTCCTGTTGTTAATGTGGTTATATAATCATTATTGGTTACAATAACATCAACCTTTGGTGCCGTTAATGTATAAAATCTTGATGATGATGTATCTAATGCTGCAACAATTTCCTCATCATCAAATACTACAAGTTTTTGATTGTGAAATATTTTACCAACTCTATTAGTTTGTGAATCTACTAAATCTCTGTATGGTAATTCATATCTTGAATTATAATTAGATATTATTGTTTTAGTAACTCCGCTCATTGTAAATGTTGCTCCAGATGTTCCTAATGATGATCTGTGATACATAATTGAAGACAATGTTACATTAAATGATGTTTGACCTGTTGTGTTATCTATACAGATGTAATCATCATACTTAAAAAATCTGTATGGGTCACTTGTAGTTCCATTCTGTGTATAATGTAATATCGCAATTGCCTTTTGTTCTTCAGGAGAAATAATCACTGCGGTTCCTGTGGTATCATATATTGTTGTACCTGTGTTATATGTTTGTCCTGAAGATGATGAATAACCTAATAAATTTTTAACACCTACATATGGATTTGTTGTATACGAATTTGAGGCATCCCCAATAGGATTTTTATCCCAAACTGTACTCAATGTCCAATCACTATTTGCGGTAACTAAATTATTGCATATAGTTTTTGTTGAGCCATCAACAGGTATTCCAAAAAACGTACTTCCACTTGTATACCACAATGGATATTTTACATGACTATCTTTATCAAACGGCGCCAATACGTTTTGACTTGACGTTCCACCACTATAATTGTATTCAGAATCTCCCACCGCAAAGTAACTTACAACAAAATTACCTTTCGCAATAGAGTTTCTACCCTTTTGTGTTAATCTTGCAGCAACCGTTGCTGAATATCCTGTATTTAAAAAGCTCATATGTTATAAATATTTATATTATTATTCTATTTCTTCACAATTATATGTACCACTTTCGTAAGTTGTGTTACCAGTATATGAGATACCATATCTTGGTTTTCTATAATCGTATTTTGACCTATTAAAAATGTTGTTTCCAATTAAATTACCACCTGTCCATAATGTAGTTGCAGGAACAAATTGTTCAACAACTTGAATCCAATATGGACTCATTTTATTAATGAATTCATTTACCGATGTAAAATTATATGGAGTAAATCCCGTATTAGTTGAGTATTCATAAAAGACTTTAGTTAATGCCGTATAAGATTTACTAAATTTAACACTGTTTGAATTAGTAATTACTTGACCCAATACGGTGTCAATAAAATTTTCAAAGGTTCTACCGGTTTGGGGTGTTAAATTACCAAACGTTAATTCTTCATTTCTACCTTGTCTATATATGTCATATTCAATTCCTTGTGACGGTACCAAATAAACCTCAATATTTTTTCTATTTAAAATAAATTTAGATAATGTTTCATCATTACTAACACTTACTTTTTTATTGTCAATTCTTTTTTCTAATTCAAAACCATAATCAAGACCATCTAAAGTTCTGAAACTATCAAAATAGTCTTCACCATACGTATAATCTTTTGGTTTTGTTTTTATTGTTTTAGTCCTACCTGTTAATATTGATAATTCATTATCAATTATATTTGATGACCTATGGTCTAACGTAATGTTATTCCAACCTGAACCTTTTTGGAAATAGATGTCAGAATTTAAACTTGTAACTTTCCTTGGTAAACCGTTCTCATCAATAGGGTATTCATCTAATGTTAGATTTGTCGAACCTGTTATTAAACCAGTATTATAAGTATTACCCGTTTGTGTACTTCCACCAACAATATTATACGTAACAACTGTTGATGTGAATCCAGTGACTTCCGTATCTATTTTTGTTCCTTGTACTGTTTCATATGTGTCACCAGAATAATTTAAATTAATCTTAGATTTCACATCGTATACAAATTCATTAATTCTAATTAACTGATTTGGTGCCCCTAAAAATTTTAAAAAAAATTCTAAAGATTGTCTTGTACCTTTTGATTTATATAGGTAAGCTAAGTTTGTTAATAATCTTCTATAAAATTCATATTCAGCTTCAATTAATGTTTTACCAATCGACACTCCCGAATATTGTGTGTCCGTTCTTGTATGTAATGTATCTTTTAAACTTTTCTCGTTAAATAAATTAACGGTAGATAATCCTAATGTTTCTGATAAATTTTTTAATAAAATATCGGGAACATTATTTAATCCATCATAACTAACATTCCTCATGAAGGCGATGTTATCTATATATTTTTTAACTTTATCAAAAGATTGTCCGTATAATTGAAATACCGATTCTGCCTTTCGGTCTTCGGTATCAAATTCAAATAGTTGTGGTGACGTTAAAAATCTAACAATTAAATTTGATTTGTAATCATCAATCTCATCGGCGAGGTCACTTAACCTACTAACATAATATTCGTAGTTGGTTCCAATAATTTGTGGGTTCCATCCGTCTCTTGATAATGGCCATGAAACGTCAACAGAAATTATATCCGTTGTCGTTTGGTCAAAACTATCTCTAGGTACTTTAAATGATGCGGTAAATTTAGGATTAGATTCTCTATTTAATAATAGTTCTTCTAAGTCATCTAAATTTTTAAAGAACTCCTCATTAATCGTATCGTTTGGTCTTATTAAAAAATTATCATTAATTGTTGAACCTGTACCAAATGGTTTTCCCGATACTCTTAATTTTATTAAATTGTTTGCATCAGGTTCTGTATAATTTAATACATCATAAGTCTGACCACTATAATCAACTACATATTTTTTATATGAAGAATAGAAATTTCTAATTTTATTTTTAGTTACTGGTGTTGTATTACTACTTGGTGTAACTAAAACAACATCAAACGGATTATATAAAATTGATTTTTGAACATAAAAATCTGTACTTGTTGAACCGGTGTTATATGTGATTCCTGATGCGGTATAGTTTGATGATTTAACAAGACTATCACTATCTACTAATATTGATGCTGGAAATTTTGTAATAATTTTACCAATAGAAACATTTAATCTTTGTTTTAATGAACCATAAAGTGATTTAGCTGCATCATCAATTCCACCTTTAAATTTTATTTTTTCATCTTTTTGAATACTTCCGTCTTGAGTAGATGGAACATCTTCTTCAGTCTTTAAATTATCTAATGTTAAAAATTCAGAAAATGGTGATGTTTTAAAATTTTTACTATCTTTTTCTGGTATAATTTTATCAACAGCAAAGTTCGTGTTCGCCAGTTGTGAGCTTCCGTCGGTAATTTGTACACCGACTAAACTATCACTAAAGGTTTGATTACCGCTTGCGGCCAAACTTGGAACTCTTCTTTTTACTACTGTCATTATGCGTTAGTGATATTATCTAAATTTAAAGTCTCATCAATATTTGTTCTTTCTTCTCTAACCTCGAAAAGACTATTATTAAACTCATCCTTAATTTCAAATAAGTTGTATTGTTTGTAGATGTTATTAGCCTCATCGTAAATTGTGTATATACCAGGTGCAACCGCCTTAGATTGATTACCGTAAAGTGCGTGTGCCAATGTTGATGAATCATGTTCAACCATTTCAACCTCAACTGTTGTTGGGTTAAAGAAGGTATTTGTTAATATAATTTTTTGACTTGGTTCACCAATAAATGGAACCACGTTTGGTCTACTTGATGGTGCCGAAGATGGTGTTAATGTTAAAAACATTAAGTTTGTCGCAGAATCCTTATAACGATATCTTATAGCCTTTTCTGTTGTGGTTGTTAAGTTAGAAACAACTGGTTCACAAAAGAAAGAAGATGTTACTACCCTGTAAAAATTGGGGACTTTTTGATTATTTGCACTATTAATATATTCAACTCTATATCCCACTAAACCCTGTGGTGTGAACTTATTTTTATCGAGTGAAGGTACGTTTGTCAAATCAATAACTAATCCTCTAACCGATGGTAATGCAGCCAAAACACCACAATCTGTAATTGAAGTTCTAATTTGTTTTGGTCTAATATGTAATGTGTAAATTCCTAATTCTGAGAAATCCGCAGATTTTAATTTCAAATTATACAATCCCCCAATAATTTCATTATTAGGTGCGGTTGTTGAATCTGTGGTTTCATCATTATGATACACAGGTGTCAATATATCCTCAGATACTAATTTCTTTAATGTTACCTCGGCCGTGGATGTTCTATTAGCTGTGTAATGATATAAAATCTCCACATCTGATGGTGAAACGTCCGCCGGTCTAATTATACCATATGATCCTACTGCCATTTTCTTTTATTAATAAATATAAATCTTATTGTTTTTTAATCGTAAAGAATTTATTTCCATAAACGCTTAATTCTCCCATGTTGTCAATCTCCCCCAATCGAAGGTTATTCTCCATCACTCCTTGTTTTCCCCTCTCCACAAAAACATCCGAATAGACGGTAGGTTGTTCCACAAACCCCAAGAAATGTTCGTTTCGAGTTAACATATTATTTATTACGTATTCAGTTGCAAAATTTGTAGTGTTACCTGTGGTGTATCCAAATTTGGTAGAAAACCCGTCGGTTGCACCACTCATAGTAAATCCTGTTGTTGTATGTCTAAAATTTGGTGTGGTTCCTGTAATTTGAGTTGTGCCATCTGAAAAATCTTGAAAATTAAGTGTATCAATGGTATATCCAGTGTATGTTGTTCCGTCACTCATTGAACCTGACGTTAATGATTGAGTATAACCACCTGAACCATATTTTTTTAATTCTGATAATCTACTTGTACCAATAGCAATAAACGTATATCCTGTGGATGTGGCAGTAAATCCTGTTTTTGAATAATCGTAGTCATTCAAGTAAGTTTGTGTAATCTCACTTGAAGTATAAGGAATTGTAAATGTTATTGAACCTAATGAGTCCGCCATATTATTTAGTTACCCTTATAAATATCTTTATAAGGTTTATCTAATGTAATTAATTTTAAGAACTATATAAAGTTAAAATCTTTTTTTAAATTGAGGCTCCTCCACCGCCACCTACACAATCATTACATGTGTTGTAAATTGTAGCATATTGACCATCTACCAAATGTAAAGATTCTTGATTGTACGTTGAGGTGGTGTAATAATCAATTTGATAACATATACTGTTAATTTTAACCGCTTTTGTTCCGCCTAAGAACTGATAAGGTAATAAATCTGGTGATGTCATATATGTGATGTAGTTGTTACTACATTGTATAACTTGATATATATAATATATTTGAGGACAAGTAACTTGATATGTTATTGTATTTGTTGTACATCCATTTGCATCGGTAACTTGTAACCAATAATATCCACAAGCTAAACCTGTTACATTAAATGATGGTGAACCTGCGGTTACGTTACTGTAAGTTGCAACTAAATTATCCGTAGGGTAGTCATTGTATGGTGTTACACTATCTTTATATAATCTATATGTTTTATTCCATGTTCCTCCACCTGAAGATATGGTTAACGAACCATTGTCACCACTTGTTGCTCCCACTACATTTGTAATAGACGCCGTTTGTAGTGTTGGTTGAGTTAATGTAATTGTATAATCTTTATAACATGTTTCAGGTGAATTATAAATTCTAAATGTATATGAACCTGCAGTTAAACTTCCTCTAGACTGACCAACAAAATATCTGGTTCCACCTGTGTTTGTAAAACTACTTCCCGCATTATATCTATAGTAAACTCCATTAGAATCAATTATCGCGGTTGCTATGGTTCCGTCTGAACCTCCATTACAAGATATATTTGTAGATGTAAATGTTGCGTTTGGTGTATTTGTTACTAAAACATATTGTTCTAATGACTGTGACTCACAACCATTACTATCTTTTACTCGATAGTAGTATGTATCTGAAGTTAAGTTATTGAATTCGGTACTTGATTGATACGACGCCCCATTATTAATACTATATGTGTATCCACCAGAACCACCAGAAGCACTTAATGTTAATGAACCATCTGAACTATTCCAACAACTAGTGAAACCTGCCGCTTGAACACTTGCAGATGGTTGACTTCTAGCTAAACTACTAACAGAGGTACTTGCAACGGTACCTAAACGATTATTATTTCTAACATATGCGGTATATGTTGTACCCGCCAAACTACTAAATGTTGCACTTGATTGCCAATTTGAATTATCTCTTGAATATTCATATGGTGCACCATTACCACCAGTAGCACTTACTGTGAACGATGCGTTATTAGTATTCCAACAAGTTTGTAACGTTGTTGAACTTACAGACAACGAAAGTGCCGGTAATGTTGGTGTAGACGCTGGCGTTGATGCTGGTGTAGACGCAGGTGTTGATGCTGGTGTAGACGCAGGTGTTGATGCTGGCGTCGAATTCGGTGTAGATGGTGGTGTTGAATTTGGTGTTGACGCAGGTGTTGATGCCGGTGTTCGTGTTAACGTTGGTGTATTGGTTGGTGTTTGTGATGGTAAGGTATTGCAATTTATAATATTACCAGCGGATGATGTGTATTGGAAGTAATATTGAATTCCAATTCCTCCTGTTGCAATAAAATATCCACCTGTTGAAACAAACGGTTGAGTTCTAGCAGCATCTAAATAAAGTACAGCACCATTTACTAAACCAGGAGGAAGACAATAAACTCCCACAATATTTGGAATCCCACTAACACAAGAATCTAAAGGTGTTGAATATCCACCATAACTTAATCCTGGATTAGTTGTATTATATCCAATAGAGAATGAAATGCTTGTTATAAATGAAGTAGTTTGTGTAACCGCCGGTGTTGATGCTGGTGTTGAAGCCGGTGTTGATGCGGGTGTAGACGGTGGTGTTGCCGTTACTGTATTTGTTGGCGTTACAGTATTAGTAGGTGTTACCGTATTCGTTGGTGTTACACTTGGCGTAACTGTCACTGTAGGTGTGATAGTATTAGTTGGAGTTACAGTATTTGTTGGAGTTACAGTATTTGTTGGAGTAATAGTAACGGTTGGTGTTATCGTATTTGTAGGCGTAACAGTTGGTGTTGCGGTTGTTGTTGGTGTTGGTGTAGGGGTTGGTGTTGGTACCGAATAAACAACATCAAATAAACAATTTTCTTTTGTGTTTTGTAATGTTATTGTTGATGAACCTAATGGAATAGAAACTAAAACACCTAACGTAGTTGTTAAATCAGAATAAGATACGTTTACGGCATTTGAACTAGTATATACCAAAGTGGCATAGTTAGTACTCACACCATCGTAGTAGATGTTGTAAGGACCTTGTGATGTCCCAGTGGTAATTTTTACATAAAAGTATCTCATTTGTTATTTAATAATTATCATTTCTTATGTTATGTTATCACAATAAAATGTCCAATCTGTTAATGTTATTGTTATGTTACCAGCCGACCCACTACTACTTTGTACAGTACCTCTTAATGTGGCAACACTACAATCACCGTTGTATAAATTATAAGAATTTCCAACAACTAGTGTGTTTTGTGGGGTACCCACATTGACAGTAAATGTGTCCTTTTTAAAGTCAAGTGAGAATGTCGGTGGGGTTGTACAAACATTTGTTTCAATAGATGTTACCACACCACTTGAGTTTACAATATATTTGTTATTATTTCTCATAACGTACGCCCCTGCAGGTGCTGTAGTTGTATGAGGTCCATCTAAATAAATTGTTGACCCAACAACTAATGGTGCACCTATATTAATATTAGTTTCGGCGATATTATAGTGAATTGTTTTTGTTTCGTTGAATGGATAACATGCATATTGACCACTTGTATTTGTACTATATTTAACAGGTGACGATGTTGACGCCCCAACTGATAAGTTAAAAATTCTGAATTGACCAACCGCATCAACAACTACAGGTGTCACATCACATCCACAATCATTAACACAATAAACATCATATTTCACATAATAAAATGTGTTAGTTGATAAACCATAATAACTTAAATCTGTTCTTGCATAAGCATCATTATTTACACCACCATAACGTTGTAATAGTTGTTGACCATTACCACTATATATTTGTTTAACATTCAATTCACTTACATTATATACCGAATTATCTTCAGGATTTATAATGTTTAACCAATTTAATTTATCGCTATGTCCATCATAATTTCTAAAATAATCAGTAACAAATGCGGGATCCGAAGCTCTACAAATTGCATTACTAATCGTTCTTTGTCCTTCATAATTTGGTAAATTAGGTAACGGAGTACTTGTTGGTATTGGTGTGTTTGTTGGTGTTGGTGTAACAGTATTAGTTGGTGTCAATGATGGTGATGGTACTTCGTAAATTTCAGTAAACGTAGCGCCCACCACACAGTCTAATGTTTGAGTAACTGTTGGCGTTACAGTTGGTGTAATAGTATTCGTTGGTGTAACGGTATTGGTTGGAGTTTGCGTAGGTGTTTCTGTCACCGTAGGTGTAACAGTTTCGGTAGGTGTAATACTATTAGTCGGTGTTACTGTATTAGTAGGAGTTTGCGTAGGAGTTTCAGTAACTGTCTGAGTTATAGTATTCGTTGGGGTCTGTGTAAGTGTTTCAGTTGGTGTAATTGTATTCGTTGGAGTTACTGTATTAGTAGGTGTAACAGTGTTCGTTGGTGTAACAGTATTCGTTGGCGTTTGCGTAGGTGTCTCTGTTGGAGTTTGTGTAGGTGTCTCTGTTGGAGTTTCGGTTGGGGTAATAGTATTTGTTGGCGTAATAGTATTAGTCGGTGTTTGCGTAGGTGTTTCTGTCACCGTAGGTGTTACGGTGTTTGTTGAGGTAATAGTATTGGTAGGTGTTTGAGTAGGCGTTTCTGTAACTGTTGGTGTAACAGTTTCAGTAGGTGTGACAGTATTAGTTGGCGTTTGAGTAGGCGTTTCTGTAACTGTTGGTGTAACAGTTTCAGTAGGTGTGACAGTATTAGTCGGTGTTACTGTATTAGTAGGAGTTTGCGTAGGAGTTTCAGTCACCGTTGGTGTTGGTGTTTCTGTTGGTGTTTCTGTTGGTGTAACAGTATTGGTTGGGGTTTGCGTAGGAGTTTCTGTCACCGTTGGTGTTGGTGTTTCTGTTGGTGTTTCAGTTGGTGTAATCGTGTTGGTCGGCGTTTGCGTAGGAGTTTCAGTCACCGTAGGTGTTGGTGTTTCTGTTGGGGTTTCCGTAACCGTTGGTGTAACAGTGTTGGTTGGTGTAACAGTGTTGGTTGGGGTTTGCGTAGGCGTTTCAGTAACTGTTGGTGTAACAGTATTCGTTGGTGTTTGAGTATTAGTCGCCGTTTGTGTTGGTGTCGATGCTGGCGTTCTTGTATTTGTAATTGTTGGTGTAACAGTTGGTGTTGTGGTGTTTGTCGGTGTGAAAGTTGGTGTTGCGGTTGGTGTTAATCCAATACTTACAGTATTAGTCGGTGTTGGTGTAACTGACGCAGTATTTGTTGGTGTTGATGTACTATTTGGTGTTCTCGTAGCAAGACTTGTTCGAGTAACAGTTGACGTAATAGTATTTGTTGGTGTTATACTTGGTGTAATAGTATTTGTAGGTGTTATAGTATTTGTTGGTGTTTGAGTTGGCGTTACCGTTGGTGTACTTGTATTTGTTGCAGTTACACTTGGTGTTACAGTTGGTGTTGCAGTATTTGTTGCAGTTACAGTGGTTGTTGGAGTTGGTGATGCATTAACAAATTGGGTACAATCTACATTAACACTCTTAACAACTTGAGAAGTTAAGAAAGCTGAGTCCAACGTAATTTTTATATTTTGTACACCATTTGTAGATACATTTTTAACAAGTGGTTGGTTTGCACTCATTGATAATTTTGTACCACCATTAAATTGTACCGAATATGTTGCGTCTTTAAGTTGTTTTAATTTACCAAAATTTGTGGTGTTATAAACTGTGATAGTATAATCCGTACAACTAATATCATATGAAAAATTGGCGGTAATTGTATTTTGTTCAACATCACCATCAAAATCAACCATTGGACCATATTCATCAACCGATGATTCTAAAAATAATGGTACTTGATGAGTATCATATATTTGACTATTAACATGATTTTGTATTTCTTGTTCTGTTGTACCCGTACCAATAACTAAATTCCATGTGTCACCTGTAGGTATTCCCCATTTATAATAACCATCATTTACAGTTCCACCAGTTACGTTATAAACAGTATAACCGGTTGTTGGTGTTAATCCCGTAGGTAAATTACCTGTATTTCCTGACCATTCAAATAAACTTCCGTCCGCATCAAACCATGTCTTACCCGTTAGTGAAACTAATTTCACATTGGGAATTGATTTTCTGTTTATTGAATGTTTAATTTTTCTCACCTTTTATAAATAATTAACTATATGTTTCTTTTATTTTTTTTTATCATTATGTTTGTCCTCCACCGGAACCTCCGCCACCACCACAAGTCTTAAGTGCTGTTGATATAATATATCCATCTGCGTCAATTTTAATTGCATTGAATTGTACACCATCTATTGTGTTAAATAAAGGGTCTTGGGTTACCGCGTACCATAAATCTAATCCATTAAATGGTGTATAACTGTTGTCTGAGTAAACCCTAGTGTACGCAATAGCATTTGCAAATGTTATTCCAGTACTATACCAAAGTGAGTTAGTTATATATCCAATCCCGTTTGTACATAAATCATCATAATCCGTTAATCCCATACTTCTATAATAACCATACAATGCCGCTGTTGGTGGAGTTACTGTTGGTGTTGGTGTTAGTGTAGATGTTGGTGTTTGTGATGGTAAAGGTTGACCACAAGCATCGTAACAACTATCATAAGGTGTTGTTCCACACATGAAATCACCACTAGAACCTGCACTAAAATAATTTAATATCTTATATGAATAATCTTGGAATCCGCTTGATTGTAAATAGAATTTACCAATAGTCGGTGTGAAATTCGCAAAAGTTACATAACCACCTAATCCACCAATAAAACTATTCCCATATTCACATTGACCGCAAATATGAGTTTCCGCATAATATTTGTTATATATAATTGGTGGTGTTACAGTTGGTGTTGGTGTTACAGTTGGTGTTTGAGTAACACAGTTATTTGTAAATGATTTAACTGTAACATTAGATGTATTATAAAAATCTCTCACACCAAAATACCATGTACCAAAAGGTATTTGAAATATTGTTGTAGTAGTGTAGTTTGATTGAAAAGGTACCGCAGTCCATGATCCAGCAATTGCTTCGGCCGATGACGCGTAATATGTCTGATTATGTGAATAGTATCCACTATAACCACCTGTATAGTTATTAAAAGATATACTTATTTTATCTGTACCATTACCACCCGCACCACATTCACTCGTAGTTAATGTAAAATTAACTGGTCTTGATGTCGCTGTTGATGTTGATACCGGTGTTGCATATGGCGTGGTATTTGGTGTTGATGCTGGTGTTCCTGTTGGTGTTGGTGTAGGTTGGGTACACAATGAACTACAAGATATATAACCCGCTCCGCTCATTGTTGTAATTAACGCTGGTGATTGTGGTGTGGTAGCAGACATTACTCTTAAAATTAATCCTGATGTTGGGTCTAATCTATATCGTTGTGATGTTTCATTTACTGTTAAACTAACATTATTTGCAATATAAAATTCACTTATATATTCACAATTTCCTTCCGCATTACACTCATATTCGTGTGCTAAATAATAGAAATTAGGGTCTATTGTTGGAGTTGGTGTATTTGTTAAAGTTGGTGTTGGGGTTGATGATGGTAGAGGTTGTCCACAAGCAACATAACAACTATCATATGGTGTTGTGATCAATATAGTACCATTAGTAGAACCTGAAAAATAATTTACAATCTTATATGAATAAAGATTAATTCCATCCGATTCCCTGTAGAATTTACCAATAGTTGGTGTATAAGTACTTGGGAATCTAACATAACTACCTAATCCACCAAAACCATTATTTCCATATTCACATTGACCGCAAGTATGAACTTCCACAAAGTAGGAATTATACGTAATTGGTGTTTGTGTTGGTGTTTTTGTTAAAGTTGGTGTAGGTGTAGGACTTGGAGGTGTAGGACAAAGGTCTTTGTGTGTCACAGTTCCAACATTAACAGTATAACGGTATGTACCATCACTATAATGTCCTGTATCTAATGTAGTACCACCACAACTATTTCTTAAAACATCATTAACTAAAATGGCACCTGGTGTATTTTTATAAGCTGTTATTGGGTCTCCACTAGCGTCACATGTTGTATCAAAAACAGGTGTTAAATTAAATCCATAACAAGGTTCAGTTGATGTGGGTGTAACAGTTGGAGTTACCGTTTTTGTTGGTGTAACACTTGGGGTAACACTTGGTGTTACAGTATTACTAGGTGTTACAGTATTTGTTACAGTAACACTTGGAGTAACGGTATTTGTTACAGTAACACTTGGAGTAACGGTATTTGATGGAGTAACGGTATTTGTTACAGTAACACTAGGTGTAACGGTTGTTGTTTGAGTAACAGTTGTTGTTGGTGTAACGGTTGTTGTAACAGTAACACTTGGTGTTACAGTATTACTTGGTGTTACAGTTGTTGTAGGAGTAACCGTATTTGTAGGTGTAACAGTAACACTTGGTGTTTGCGTAATTGTCTCCGTTGGAGTAACCGTATTTGTAGGTGTAACAGTATTAGTTGGTGTTACAGTTGGTGTTGCCGTTTGCGTATTTGTCGGTGTTGCTGTCGGTGTTTTTGTTGGCGTTTTTGTATTTGTAATTGTTTGTGTTACAGTTATTGTTGGCGTAACGGTAGGTGTTACAGTTGGTGTAACAGTATTTGTTGGGGTTACTGTTACGTTAGGGCATAAATAAATATTTATTCCATTAGGACGATTTCCTCCTCCTTTTTCAAAAAAACTAACCGGTTTACCAGTAATTCCAACTTGGTCACATTTATTTACACCGTTATAATAATAAACTTGATATGAATAATCTGTTTTATCAATATCAACTTGATAATACATATCACTTTGTTCATTCAATGTATATCCGGTAGTAAAACAATCATTTGCGAAATCTTGAATACTACCATCTTTTGCATTGAAGAATTTAGCGGTCATAAAGAAAGAGTTTCCTGTAGTAGTTCCACTTAAATTTGTTTCAGTTAAAACACTTTCGTCTTGGAACCAAAAGAAATACATGTTTTCTTTGTTCTCATAATTTGAACCTTTAAAAACTGGCAAATGAACATATCCACCTAATGGTGTGTAATAATATTTTTCACCTAATGGTAATGCAAGGTTTTTTGCAAAAACTAATTTTCTGTTTTGTCTTGTTGGTGGTTCATAACCTATTGTATGTCCACTATTATTTAAAATACCTGGTGTTTTAAAAAATTCTAATCTGAAAAAACTTTCTGATGATTGTTTCATCATTTTTTCATTTTCTAATAATGTTATTCCTTGTACGGAATAATCTTGAACATAGTTTGGTGTGTTTCCACTTGTAGAAAAATAAAAATAAAACCAAATATCGGTTTGTGTAACCCCACTTGAAACATAAGGTTTATGGATATATCTAACTGTTTCGTAGTTTTCAACAGGATTAAGTATTGTTGATAAAATCTCATCTTCAAATGCAACTAAATTCTCTTGCCAACCCGCGTTAGTTTGGAAATCAGTTTCTTGATTAAGAATAATATTTAAATCAACATTTTTTCTAAGAAATTCCATTTAACAATTAATATTTTTTCTATTGTTGAAGTTGGTTACTCCATCCTGTTTATTCGTATAATATCTTTCATTTCTTAAATAGAAATTAATATTTGTTCTAACATAGTGTGTACCATTTACAAACGGAAAATTAGTACCATAACCATCTTGGTCAACATAACCTTGGTCATATAAATCTCTCCATCTCCAAACATTTTCATCTGCATCATAATTTGTGTTTTCAGGTAAATTAAAAATATCATTGGTTGTTGCGGTTTCAACATATGGTGACAACTCTCTTAATTTAACTCGGTAATGTGGTTGATATATTAATCCTTCTAAATTATTAATTGATGCTCCTGATGACCCAACAGTTTGCCCATAATCAAAAATCGTTGTTGGGTTTGTTATTTTATGAAAAGATTCACTTACAATTCTTTCTTTCATCTCCTTTGGATTATATTCAACAAAGGCACCGTTTAATACTGTACCAACTGATAGTTCTGTACCACCAGTAAACGTAAAACCAGATGTTGCACCAGTAAATGTTGTGGTATTTCCTTGCATTCCATTTTCTATTGATGTTGTTCCATTAAAATGTTGGTCAATCCATGTATCATGAAAATTAAATTTGTAACCAACTTTTGGTGGGTAATTAAAATA